GCCGCCTACTTCCAGAGTCATAGCCATCAGCGTGCCAGTATTTTGATATTGCCCTCAATAGATTGAAGGTCTTTAAATCCGTTTAGATTAATGAGCGTATCAACATTATCTAAATTGCCATAAAGTCTATAATTAAGCTCTGTTATAGTCGTGGTGTTGGTTTCAAAATCAATCACCTTATAAGCGCGCAAGGCTTCCTTGTCAAAATATTGTCTAGCTTGATTCCTTGCATTGTATAGAGATGTCTTATCTGATCTGTTTATTGCCGAATTAGATAGTACATTGTCAAATTGGATGTCTAGGGCTTCACGTTGCTTATCTATTTGAGCTACTGTTTGATATTCAACTTGTACGGCGTTTTTATAGCTAATTAATAAAGCCATAGTTTGTATGGAACCGTTTAAAATGTTTCTATTGGTTTCCTTCTCATTGTTTTGAAACGTGTTGCCCGTTGTGGTGGTGTCGTCATTTCCAAAGGTAAATAAGTTACTAAATAGTTTTGTGGAGTCCGATGCGCTAGGTATTGAATCGTCAAGCTGTGTAAATACGTCCGATATATTATCGCTTAGCACTACCGTGTCGGTGAGTATAGTCGATGCGTTAGCGGTAAAGTTGTTTAATGTCTTTGAGAAAGTGTCAAAGCTTTCACTGTCTGATACAAACTCATTAGTAAGAAAACCTACCGTACCCAGAAAATCATTAGTTTTTGATAATGCATCCAAGAAATTGTCCGCATCTGTGATAGCCATTGCCTGTATGACGCTAGTCTTTACTAGATTAATAGCCTGATTAACTGAACTGAATATGCTTGATAATGAGCCTGATACTGGCCTTGGTAGTATAGGGTCTTGTGCCGCTTCAAATACTAGATTGAAATTGGCTTCCCCAACTGATGTCATATTTTCGTCTAATGTGTAGGGTTTGGCTACTACCCTATGAATACCTAAGAACGGATGAATAAGGATACCTGGCCCTTTTGTTTCTAATGCCCTTATTAACGCGTTTCGCTTTTGTGAATAGTTTGGCCCTGTTATAGTCGCACTAATTGAGAATGTTTTATTTAACAATCCAAGATCTTCTACAAATCGAACGTCAGAGCTGGGAAATTCGTTTGTGACGGTCTTTCTTCCGCCCGTTGTTGAGCTAGTATTAACTAAGAATGAAACGCCCTTATATGACGCGCTTAAAAGCTCATCTTTAAGCGACACCTTGAGCCATCCTTGAGTTTAGACCTAGATTAAAATTAGTTGGCCCTGAAGTTTTTGATTTTATCGATTGGACCATGTTTTCTGGAGCATTTATTTTTAGATTAACATCGGTAACACTAGCTTGCGTTCTGTAGATACTTGTTGGGTCAAGAAGCTGTTTAAATTGCTCTTTTGCTTGGGCGCGAGCTTTAACCTCATCAGCTGAAGGAATAAAAAAACTACCTACCTTAATTATAGCGGAAGCAAGCATTTGAAAAGCAGTTGCTAGGTTTATGATCGTGTTAGCGAATTTATCAATCTGTTCAGGAGTAATACTGTCGAAAAAGTTTCCTGTCTTTTCTACAATCTCCAATAATTTTGGCCGTAGCCTATCAAAAGCGGCTATAAGCTTTACTTGTAATTTGCTAGCCATAACTTTGGTTGCAAAATTAAAGGACTTCATGTTTGTAGCTGCCATCTCAGTAGCTACGGCAGTTCCTCTTACTTTGTTATTAAAATGGGTCAATAGTCTTCTATTTTCAATAAGTTTCAAACCTACTTTCCCATGTTCCATTCCAAAAAACTTTTCTTCTATAGCGGCCTTTTCTGTTAGATCACTTGTGCTATCTATTGCCTTTCCTATCATTTCAAAAGTTTTTTCCAAACCTATCTTTTTAATGCTTGCGCCTTCTTTTTTTAATCTGGCCAAAATTGCATTGATAGCAGTACCAGCTTGCGAGCCATAAAATCCACCTTTAGCCACCGTTTGAATTATTGCGTTAAGTTCTGCGAAATCTAATCCTGCCGATGTGGCTGCCCCACCAGCTATCAACATTGCCTCTGCTGTGTCTCTAATCTCAGACGATCCGTACTTGGCACCAGCCGACATAATATTAATAAATTGAGCGGATTTATCCGCGCCCTTATTAAACATGTTAAGTGACTTAGCTAGTGCTTGTGCCGCTGGTGCCATTTCCATACGAGCCGCAGTCTTTAAAATCATTACTTGCTCAGTCATTGCCATTAATGCTTTTGTGTCTTCCAATAACTCAGGCTTTGCACTTCCTATAAGTTTCATCGCGGTTGCTATTTCTTTCGGGCCTTCTCCGAACTTTACTCCAAAATCCTTACTTTTTTGTGCAAGCTTATCTAATTGTTTGCCAGTCGCGCCCGTAATCGCTGATAAATCCAAAAGAGACTCTTCAAAGTCTGCACCTATACTTATTAATCTTTTGAAGCCATAAATAGCAGTTCCAGCAGTTGCAAAGCCTATCAGCTGTTTTTGCAACCTCGAAAAAGTTTTGTTTGCTTTCTTCCCCTCTTCATCTAGTTCGTCTAGAGATTTTTTAGCTTTTTTGGAAGCTCTGTTAGCCTTCTCCATTGCCTTGGAGAATTTATCTCTCATTTGTAATGCATAGGAAAGATTAAAGGCCATTTACTTTATATCCTTTTCAATTTGTTTTTGAAGAACATTAATCTCGGTGATAAGCTCATAAATTTCTGGGATGGGCGTATTTTTTAATTCTTCATAATTAACTGAACCTCTAAAAAAATACATAATTTTTACAATCTCCCTATAGAGGGGTGCCCAGTCTTCTATAAGGACTGCACTAAAAAATTGGACATATACTCCCCGAAAATCTTTTCAATATCTCCGAGACTCATTTTCCCCATCAATGAATTATTCAATGTTATCGAGTCATCTAATTTACACACGCCAGAGATTAATAATTTTTCAAAGATGTCCATAACCTCATCAATGTCTACATCAGACATAAAGAAGATTGTAGTTATATCGCTACCTTCGAGAACATTGTCCTCATTGTCATCCCTATCTCTTTTTTTTCTTGAGTCCGACTCATCTTTATTTTTCTCAGCGTTATCTTTTACTATTTTAAAAAACAGTTGCTTAAGCTTTTGACATTGCTTGCGGTTGTTGTATGACGGTGCAAGCAATGTCAATTCATGACACGTATAAAATTCCCCACCCTTGCTATACTCAATAGGATTGGATAGCGCAAAAGTGATCTCTGATTTCATTATACGGCTGGCGCTCCCATAAACTCTAAGTCGATAGTAGTGTCTGATCCAAGATTGACCTCATAGTCATTTGTCAAAGTCGCTGACGTGATACTTCTATTGAACTCACCCGATACGATATTGATTGCGTTTGCTCCTGGGTTTGATTTCCACCCTCTAGCCGCTTCGATGTTTTCTGGCGTTGGCATAATTGAAAAATTTACCTTAGAGATATTAGTCTCTACGTTTTCAGATACCACAATTTCAACTGAACCGCCGCCAGCGGATTGAGTTCTTACATTTTGCTCGCCTTTTCCTTCAGTGTATACCGTAGTGTTAGGCACGACCTGAATTGGCGTGTTATTGATGATGATACTTGGTCTTGCTAATGCTATTGCCATTGTTTTACCCCTTCCTAGTTATTCGCTGAGAATACGATCTGAATCGTTCCCAGCATTTCCCGTAATTGACCGACGATTGGTACTTTCATTGTTAAAGTAACCTTCCCTGTTAGTACGTCCGCGTTAACGGTCAAGTTATCTTTAAAGAATTTTAGGTTTGTCTCATCTGACTGAACCAATAGACCGCCCAACGCTTGAAATAATTCAACTTGGAACGCTCTAATTGAACTTGGGTTGGCGATGCTTCTATTCGGTACTAGATCACCAAGTGTTAGTCGAGATTGTGCGAATCTTGCGCGGTTATTGTTAAAATAAAACTCCCGAACAACTGAGCTAGTGTCTACGGCGTTTAGGAATTTAAAAGTTAATTCAGGATTACCAGCTACATCAGTTTTGCGAGTAGTGACCACTTCGCCACAAATAACCGTATTTCTTACAATGTTATTTCCTAGTAGTGAAATCCCAGCCGCATTTAATGAAGCTTCCTCTGTGCTATCGAAACCATCACCAACCGCAAGGATAGGAAGGTCTGGATATGGGGTGTTAAAGTATGGAAGGCTTGCAATGTCTTTTCCACCGAAGCTATCTAGTGGACCAGAAGTTGCTATAACGATGTTCGCAATGTTTGCACCATCTGTTAGACGCTCTGATCTATTGGCTGCAATCTGTGCCGAAATAACGTGGTCTAGTTCAACCATTGAACTACCGTCGAATGTAGACGTTGACTTTGCTTTATTTCCAAAGATAACTAAGCTTTGAGAATTTTCAGCGTTTCCAGCTGATTGAAGGTTTGCAAAGGTATCAGTTTTAGTAATGATCGCAACACCGTCCAATACTTTATTAGTAGCATTGAAACGTGGGTCCAATAAATCTGTTAAAAATGTAGTTCCATATTCTGAAGGAGCTACGATCGTTTGATATCTTTCATCACCGATTACATCAAAGACGCTGGTAACTACTGGATCATTTGCCCCGCCAGTCATTCCAGTGACCGCACTTGTTAGACCAGCTACCGCGCCAGTGATT